AAGTTCCCACTTCGTTTTCGTCAAGCTGAATGCCAATGCTTGCTCTCCACTCAAGGGAGTCATTTTCTGCAAGGGCTTCTTCCGCCTGCTCTGCCAATTCGTCTGAGTTTTCAAAAGCGCCTAAAGCGGCATTGATATTCACAAGCCATTCCGCGTCGATCACTCTGGACGCAAAATCTTCTATCTGATCTTCATCGAGCTCCACGCTTCCAAAATGGTCTGTGAGACTTCCATCTATTTGAGCCTCGTTATACTGATGAATTTTACTACCAATAAAAGTTGCCGCTGCTGCAAAGCCTGCCGCTCCTGCTGCCCAGGGACTTCCGAATAATATTTTTCCGAAATTCGTTAATGTTTTTACAATCCCCTCATTTTGGGAAATTTTGCTTGCAATACTAAATCCGGTATTTACCGTTTTCATTGCCGCAAAACCGGCGCCTATACTGGTAAGGGCATTTCCAATTGCTTTTGGATTTTTTAATATAGTCTCCAGCATAGGGGCAAGCGCACTTCCAACCTCTTTGATCCCACTTGCCAGTGTTCCAAACGCGTCCGGAACCCACTCTGTCAGTGACGGAATTACCGTATTTGTGGTATATTGCGTCAGATCACGAAGAGGGTCTTCCATAGCTTCAAAAGTCTGCAGTTTCATCTCTTCCATAGCGCTTTCCATATTCGCTATGTCGCCGCTGAGGTTATCCGTCATAATCCCGGCCATCTCCTCAGATGTCCCGGCCGACTTGCGAAGTGCTTCCTCATATCCGGAAACCTTTCCCATGCCCTCTGTAAGTATCATGTTTAAAGCCTTAATAGAATCCGCGGTAAAGGTGGAACCCAATGCGGCTGCCTTTTCCGCATCTCCCATTCCGGCTGTAGCAGCTTCTACATCGGTCAGAATATCCGTCAAATCCCGGAAGTTTCCCTTTTCGTTTTGAACAGCAATTGAAGTTTCCCCGATTTTTATGGCGCCATCTTCCATGTTTTGGGTAATGTCACGCATAGTAGCCGCCAGCGCTGTTCCGGCTTCTGATCCTTTATAACCCTGGTTCGCCATTGCTTCCAGTAAAGAAGTCGTTGTTTCCACATCTTGTCCTGCTGCATGTAAATTCGCAGCACTGTTCCGGTAGGCTTCACCTAACTGCAATGCCGTGGTGTTGCTGTTGGACTGGGCGTAAGCCAGCATATCCGCAAAATAAGTGGACTGACTTGCTTCCATGCCAAACGCACTCAGGTAATCTGTTACCATATCCGAGGCTTCGCCAAGCCCCATTCCTGACGCCGCCGCAAGATTTAAGACGCCGCCAAGAGCCGAAGAGGACTGCTGTGCGTCCCAGCCTGCCAAAGACATATATTTCAATGCCTCTGCCGCTTCTGACGCGGAAAATACTGTCGTTGCGCCGTATTCTCTCGCTGTCTCCTGAAGCATCTCCAAATCTTTTCCGGAAGCTCCGGAAATCGCCTGCACCTCTGACATCATAGACGTATAATCTTTTCCGAGGTTCACAGAATCCATTGCGTAGTTCTTGATTCCCCCAAGGACCGCGGCTCCGGCAGCAACACCGAATAATGTCCGAAGCGCATTTCCAAAATTAATGGCGTGCGCACTGGCCGCTTCCATAGAGCTTCCTGCCGTCTCAGCTTCTGCACCTAAATTTCCCAGTCCGCTTCCGCCGCTGCCAAGACCTGCCAGAGAATCATCTACATCTTTGATAGACTTGGAAGTATCCCCCAAGCTCTTGATAAACTTTCCATTTGCATCGTGCCATCTTCCATTTTTATCCTGGTATGCACCGGCAGGGATATTGTTAAATCCACTCAAAGCGGAATCTATTGCCTTCCCAAGATTTGCAGCTTCGCTTGCGGTTTCGTTTAAAGCTGCTCCTACTTCACTTGCAAATTCAGAAGGGGCATCTGAGCGAAACGCATTGTCAATGCTCTGTCCTGCTGTCTTTAATTGATTTGCCGCTTCTTTTCCTGCTGCCGCAACCTTTTTTAATTTGGGCGTGACGTCATCATTTAACTTCATGCGTACAGATACATCACTACTCATATTCCCCCTCCTTTCATTTCTTTTTTATGTAGACCTTTGCCAGTCTGTCCATTGCGTTGGTTGGGCATTCTTCTTCTAATAATTCCGAGGCTATGTAGGCGAGCTGAACCTTCCGGGGCATTTCCGCAAATTCCTCCATGCGTAATCCTCTTCGGATCCACAGGATATGCGCCCATGTCCATTCATACCCTTCCTCGCCTCTCCCGGACATTAGTTTTTTAAATCATCAATGACTTCCTTTTCTGTTTTTTCTCTCTCTTTTAACCCTAAGGCAATCTGCAGACACTCATCTGCATACATGTAATCTTTGTTGTCTGCAAATATAATCCGTGGCATATCCAGCCTGTCAAGCGCTCCGTAATATTCCATAAGCTCCGGAGCGTCCAGCTTCGGCTGCACAAAAGCTTCTACCATGAGTTCAAGCCCTGCTGATTCAGAATCATATTCTTTCATCACAGCCACCGTTTTCCCTGTATACTTTGGTGGTACGGTAACTGTCGCGGATCTCTTTTACCTCTTTCATAGACAAGCACTTAATAATAAATGGGATCGGATTCCCGTCTTTATCTTTAAACTTATCTATTCCTTTAAATTCCATTGTTCCTCTGTCTTTTAACTCTTCCTTCATAAAGGCTTTTAAGTTCATATCCATCTTCTTTTCCTCCTAAAATAGCAAGAGAGAAGCCTTTGCCTCTCCCTTAAACCATATCGTATGCGCCAAATTTCGTGTTTATCTTCATAACATCACCGTCTGTATCTAACTCAATAAGAGGAATGTCTCCCGTGAGTACACAGCCAATCAATGTCACGGTGTCATTTCCGCCGTTGCTGAGATAATAATCGGAATTCTTATCTTCACTGATTCCCTGCATTTTAAATTCAGGAGTTTTCCCTTTGGAAATGTATTCCATAATTTTCTTCCTGAATCTTGGAGTAGTCTTCCATTCCTCGATCTCCCCTGTAATATCATAGCCTACCCAGCGTCGGTTGGTCCCTCTTTCACCCAAACTTTTGCCTTCCCACACTTTCGGGGTAAAATTAACCTTAAATTTAGTGGCGTCCGCAATGCGTACTCCGTCAAGATATACTTTTCCTTCCGTCGCCAATACTGGATTTTTATTTACACTATCGCCCATGTTCTACCTCCGTTCTATTTTGCAACTACTGTAAAATAATACTTGTCAATGGAATCGATCGGCTGCAGTCCGACAGAAACGTACACATAATCGTCCTGTGACTGTCCCCTGTCAATGACAAAGTCATTTTCCACATCTACGTTCTTGATGGCTCCATCACTGCTGTATTTTTTAAGCATGGCTCTTCCGATTCCCTCGCTCACATCGTTGCCAGCAGAATCGTTGGAATACATTCCAGGCTTAAAAGTCAAAAGGATCTCATTCGCAAAGGAATCATACACACGGCAGGGACGACCTTTGTAGATGTCTCTCGGCTCGTCCGGCAAGATAGTGACTTTGGAATTAATGTCATATTCCAGAATGACATTTCCAGATTCATCTAAACTGAAGAACGTCTCACCATTTTTAATCGCTTCCACGGCGTTTTCATTACTCTTCTCTCCCACAACAGATGTAGCACCCTGCACGATCGCATACGTGAGTGACGTTTTATAATCCGCCGCTGCAACTGCCCCTGCCAGCCACGCGGTCGCTTCTGCCGTTGTAAGCTTCTTTTCCTCATATACAAATGAGTTGGTCAGATTGTAAATCCCTTCGAAATCTGCCTTTGTGTCCGCAACTACAGCATGGCATTTCCAACCGATTGCGTTACGGATATACTTAATTTTCGTAACCAGTGCCGTGATAAGAGAGGAATCCTCCGTCGGGAAAGCCATACAATTAAAACGGATTTTTTCTGATGCATCTAAAAAATTTGCAACAGAAGCATTGACGCCATCTTCGCTGTCGCTTCCGCCGGTTAAGGATAAAGACGCAAACTCTTTTAATTCTCCGTCTTTATCCGTTGGAAAAATAATGTATTCCGAGTTTGCAAGCTCACTCAGCTTTTCTACTCGTTCATATTCTTCTACTTCTATCCCATTCATCAGAATAGACACATCAAATCCATTTACCGGATTTGCCACAGACGCTATCTTGAGCTGGTTGCCAAGTGTACCTGGATATTTTGCTGTAATATCAGCGGTTCCTTCTTTAAGCTGCATAGATGCCTTTGCGTTTTCTCCGCCTTTGGCAATGTAAATCCAGCCCTCCGATGCATTCAGCAATAACAGCCGGACTAACCTCATCTGTGGATTATCGTCGTATACAGAGCGGCCTAATTTCGCCCTTTCTGCATCCGGAGATTCTGCTGTAATGTGTATCCATTCTTCACGCGGCCCCCAATCATATTTCATTAACGGAATCATAGCAATTCCGCTTAATGGGTATTCCGATGATGGCATACGCCCGTTCGTTACATTAACATATGTGCCGGGTCTTACTTTTTTCTGAGATACCTTAAATGTTCCTCCTGCCATTTTTATTCTCCTTTCTGTTTCGTTCCAAGCCATTCATTGATAATCTTTCTGGCTTCCTCTACTGTAAGTTCTTCTGCATTCTGGCCATACATCGCACCATCAAAAGTGCTTGTTGTAATACCAAACAATTTCATACTGTTCTCTCTGAGTTTCTCGATTTTAAATTTACAAACCGTGTTACTGGTAGCTTCCGGTCTTTTTTTAGCAACTTCTTTTCCCTCATTGCTATTCGGAATGTCTTTTTCTGCCATTTCACAAACCTCCTTCTTTTCTAAATTCTCCCGTTGCATTCTTCCACGCTTCATAAACCGGGCTGGATTTTGCACTGAAAGAAATCCGGATTTTTTTATTACATACAGTTTCTATCTCTTCTCTTGAAAAGTAGTGCTGTATCTCAAACTGCAGTTTCACAATTCCTTTCTCAAGAGGAATTGTTTCTACATCTGTGACGCGAAACTTTTTCTTATCGAACGTTCCATCTTTACTAACAGAATCAATTCCACAGTCTCCAAGTAAAATATCATCTCTCACCATTGCGGCTGCTTCTGCTGCAATCCAATTTTCAGAAGCCATAAACCATGCCTCAAAGTAAATCGTTGTAAGATACGTATTCAGAGTCACTTTCTGCGACTGTGTTCTTGGTACTGGAAAATAAACAGAAGGCACATAAAAATTCTCCGGTATCTCATCAAAATAAAGAGCTGTTCCCTTTTCTGTGCGCTCCTGTATATATCTTACAGCCGAAGCAAGAACCTGTTCCAAATTAAAATCCATCTGTACCTCCTACGGAAAATACCTGCGAAAAAAGTTCTGCAAAGCTTTTTCTTCCATTTCCGGCAGCATTTTTTTAAGCGTTTGGATTGATGTATCAAAAAAATGAGATCCTGGAACAAAAGAAGCTTTTAATACCATTCCGCTTTTCGCTCCGGGAACATACCTGAAATGACTTCCTTGCCAATATCCCGGAATAAAGCGCCCTGGCTGCTGCCGATGTCCGTCATTAACCCATTTCGCATATCTCACATTAGTCCCAATAGTCAAAGTTAAACCGCCTGTGTTGAGCTGCCATATATTACCAGCTCCACCTTTTGTGAACGAAGATAAAAGTGTTTTAGTATCTACGTTTCCTGCGCTTTCAATTGCCCCCTGCACAATATCAAGAAATTTTTCTCCGATTTCTTCTAATGTTCTGCCCATGTAAGGCTTAAAGTCAGCGCTGGCAGCCTCACACGCTCTTACAAATTGTTCTAACTCGCTTACATCAATCATAACGCTCCATCTGTCCCTTCTTTGCTTGTGAGTATCACTACGATGTGATGCCCTCCATGCACTTCCCTTGGTATTCCGGCACGATATTTGATTCCATTGCTGCAATCTTCCACAACATCATTTTTTCTGATGTCTGTACCTGCCGGAAGGGAAAGCTTAACATCTCCATCAATCTTTGCGTATGGCTCCTTCTGCGTGATACGCATATTTCCATTGGCTTTGATATGGAAATGGCAGGGAATATCTTTTTCGTCCGCTTCTTTTCGCGGAACCCTGACATTTCCTGCCTCAATTCCATATCCAATATTTACCCTTCTGTCTTCCAGGTGGTAAATATTACAGCGATGATTAAAAAAATCTTCAAACATGCTCAAAGCCTCCTTAACTTTATCGCTACTTTCCCGTTCCCTGTCTCAATGACATAGTCAGAAAGAAGCTCTTCCAGTTCCAGACTGTCCAGATCAATGATGGACGATTCTGCGGTATAGGAATAATCGTCGAAGGTTTCGCTTTTAAGCCGCCTGCGGCTACTCTCCACCGCATTCTTTGCAAAAGCTTCTGCGATCAGGATTGTTGCCATCTTGACCGGTTCCGGGATCGTTTCGTAATCCTCGCCGTCAAACCGGTTATGCGTCATCTTGATCACCCTCTGTTCCGCTCTTGCTATATCAAATCTCAGCTTTTCATCTGCTCTTTCTCTGACTTCTTTCAATTCCGTGTAATCTTTAACATCTTTCGGAGTAATCCAAGGTCTTTGTACTGCCATAGCGCCTCCTTTTCATCAGGGGATGCGCACGACTCCAAGGTAGATGTCCGCTTCCCCTGATGTAGCTGCAGTTCCGGTAGATGTGTATTTAGCCATAATCTTAATCTTTTTATCTTTACATACCTTAAACATGTGCTTTACATAAGGACCAGCTGTTCCTTCTGTAATATCATCGTCACCAAGAATATCGTCGAAGCTTTCACCCAATCCCACGGTCAAAACATTAGTTGTTCCAGCGTTAAAAGCAGTATTTACAACTGCCACAGCTTTCGTGATAATGAGGTTCTCCGGCAGTTCCATAAGTTCAATCCCTTTATTGATGTCTTTGGTATCAAAACGGATCGTTCCAGCCTGCAACAGCTGTTCTACTCCACATACTCCTAAATCCATTGCCTTCAGATTCATCTGCACTTCCTCCTAATCCTCTCTGATCGCTTCCCTTGTGGCGGAAGCTCTCTCCATTTCTTCTGCAATTTTAGTAATCACATCGTCTTTTGTTTTGCAGCCAGTCACTGAAATACCCCTGTTCTCGGCATATTCCATAAGCTCTGCTTTTGTTTTCTGCTGCAGTTCCATAAGCATAGGCGATTCTTCCGAAACAGGTTCTTCTTCTGGAAAAAGAAAATCCTCTTCCGATTCGTCTCGTGCTGTTTCATTAGGGTTTTCAATAAAAACGAAAAAACCTGACTGTACCAGTCGGTTTGCCTGCTCTATGTCGGAGATGCATACGATCGGGTCGCTCTGGCTTGCTTTTACGCCTCTTCCACAGTAAGTTTTCCCCTTGATCAATTTAAGACGATACATAACAATCCCCCTTAATCAAACTGATACCCCGGCAGTCCGGTAATGATAGCGGTTGCGTCCAGCTCCTCGATCAACGCGTCAAAATCAAAATGAACAACATAGAATCTCTTATCCTGCATGATGGCATCTTTTGAAGTTGCGTCTTTTCTGATTTTAATTGCGTAAGTATTGACTTCGATGATATTCATTGGCTCACAAAGGATAATTACATCATCAGAAAGCCCAGGGACCTGCATAGACGGAATCGCTACCGGAGATTTATACAGAGTTTCCGGTACCACGCCGCCATTATCAATCACCTTGTTAAGGAGGAATAATTCCCACTGTTGTGCTCTGGTAGGGCTCATCAGCCAACGGAGTTTTCCGTTATTAAAGCGGTTTGGGATAGAAGCAACGGTTTTGTAAAACATTTCCATCTCCATGTCCTGTGCCCCGGTTACATCTACGATATGCCCGCCGTTTGTGATAAGTTTCTTGATCCCATCATTCAGCCTCAGGAAGTCATAGTCCGGATCGTCCTTTGATGTAGCTTCGTCTCCATTGATGAGAAGGTCTTCGGTATCAACACCAACCTGTGTTGTCATAAGATTGGTTACGGTTGCCTCAAAGCTCTCTCCTTCAATATTCTGTCTGAGAGTCTCTTCTGTGATCTCCCACGGAAGTCTGACAGCCTTTGTCTCATAATGGATAGAGCCAAATTCTACGCCTGCTCTGTAGCCATCATCTTTATTCTCCACTTTCGCACGGAGTTTTCTTCTTCCGATACCAATTTTATCAATCTCTCCGGATTTTTCTGTTCTTGTTTCGTGCCGGATTGCTTTCATAAGCGGTGTAGCATCAAAAGTCTGCTGTAAAAATTTCTTTGCCTGATACGGCTGTAATAATCCACTGGTTACTACGCTTGTTTCGATTGTTCCGGCCTTATTTACAATACCTCTGTTCGTATTCATTTCTCATAGCTCCTCTCTTAGATAAATCCATGCAGATAATGTTCTTCTCCTGCGCCTTTTTCAATACCCTCATCATTCAGATTTGATGGCAGTCCCGCGCTTTTCAGCACCGGTTCCATTGCCTTTTCTACTGCCTTTTCAATAAGCTCCTGCACATTCTCACGTGTAAGCGTTTCTTCCTGCGGCTTCATAGCCTTTTCGATAGCCGCCTGAACCATCTTCTCAATATCTTCCGGTGTCACCTCTGGGGCTTCTGTAGCGCCCTGTGAGCCACTTTTAGCAACGTTGCCATCAATTGTTACGCTTTCGCCATTCAGTCCAATAGAGACCGTATTCTGCTTCTCTGCTGCCATTGCTTTTTCAATAGCGTCTGTCACAACTTTTTCAATCTCGCTTTTATTCAACTCTTTTTCCTCCTTATCATCATCATCAAAATTCGCAAGGAAAGCGCCTAAGCTCTCATGGATGCTTTTCAGTGTTTCTTTGTTTTGAGTGCTCATCTTCTTTCCGGCTTTTTCAATGGATTTATAAATATCCTCGCCACTGACAAGTAAATCGGTAATAATATCGCTAAAGTCTTCCAGGGCTTCTTTGATCTTAGATTCATCATGCACTACTTCGTATTCTCCCGTTTCCGGATTATATATATCCAGCAAGCAACCGGTAAGAGAATAATATGCCGTCCAAAAATTATCCCGAACGATACTTTTTTGATACTTCTGTTTAACCGCTCCTTTTTCCACTACATCCATGCCAAACATAGATGCAAGTGCTTTTAAGATTCCTTTCTTGCCTCCGGCTTTTTCTACAGGATTATCTGGATCAGAAATATCTACATCTACTTCACTGTATGCTCCCTTCCCGCCCATTGAAAATCCTGTAATTTCGCCTTTTTCGATTTTATCCCAGACATCACTGTCCGAGATCTCCATAGTCATAAGCCATGTTCCTTTCTTGACCGGTTCGCCCTCAATCTCCATGTCACTCTTGGCAACATAAGATTCCACAACCTCCACGCCTTCGGCTTTTTCAAAGCAATGCTGAATATCTGCATCTCCGGCGTTCTTCATAAACCAGTGCGCGGCTTTTGTAATCTCTTCTTCGGTCATGTAATTACCGTCTGTATCTTCCACCATAGGCTCGTACACTATCCCGGTTACAAAATGCTTTTCCGTGTCTGTTTTCAAGATTCTCCCATAGGTCCGGAACTCTGCGCTGCTGCCTTCTGATTTTGTAATCAAAAATTCTCGCTTATTCGCCGCCTTATCAACCAAAGACACAAACGAGATCTTGGCATCACTTATGGCATATGATTTCGCAATCTTCTTCGCCATCTTGCACGCTCCCTTCTTTTTAATTTTTTTCAGTATTAAGGGTTTAAAAAAACATGGAGCCCTTGTCCCATGCTGTTTTCTCTTCATATTCATTTTCCTCCATAAAAAAGTGTCTTCGACACTTCAACCCCCTATCCCCCATTCATGGGGGAATTAGGGCTT